CAGGGAGGTATATCTAGCGACCCGCTTGCTCTTGGCGTTCCTGAGCACATTCCTTACTCAGAAGAAAAACAACCAATAACTCCAGTCGGAGAACAACAAACAGATACGACACTAACTGGAACTCCGAGAGGAGATGCGGGGGCACCACTTCGTCAAGATGCGGCCACACCTACTCCCGCTCCCGCATCTCCCTCACCCGCTTCACCTCGATATCCCGAAATGATGGACGACAGGCAGAGAGTCGGCGTCAGGAGACCAGTCGACCCAGCAACACCCGGACTCAGCGCCGAACAACAAGCAAGGGCAAGGTTTGCACAAGCACCATTAGAAGACGTCAGAGATGTGTATACTAGAAACGTGGGCGTTCTGCCGACCGCTGGTAGAAGAGTGCAAGACCCACAACCCGGAATGACACCTGCCGATTTACAGACTTATGCGAGAACTGGAATGACCACGCCTGAGTACGAGCAGGAGAGAAGGCTAAGACAGTTCCAAGAACTAACGGGAGACCCGTATCAGACTAGGCTATTCGACTTCGGCAAATCCGAGAACGTAGCCAAAGTCGTAGAACTTTTGCAACTTGAAGAAGCAAGACTCGATGGAGCCGTAATGAAGCACGTACCAAATAGCGCTTTCAATTCTGATTCTGTAAATGATGTTAATCACATTTCGGACATGATGGGAATAACGCCGTTAGATGTCAGAACTATACTGCACAGTCAGGGAGACTGGCACAGAATATCCAAAACCTATGGTTATGACGACATAGTCGTCAAAGTGGTGAAAGTAGCATTCGGAGGGGTATTATGAGTAAGATTCTTGTTAAGAAACAGGAGATGCCGGGAATGGCTGCAACTGTAGGTGCTGGTGGACCCGGTGTCTCATTTTTGTTAGGTGCTGGCGGCGCTATGGACCCAAATAGCGAAAAGTTCCAAGATATGTATGGTGAAGCGGGAAGCCCAAGTCACACAAGAGCAATGAGAATGCAAGGGCTTGGGCGTATGGGAAGATACGGATTAGCAGGATATGGGGCGTTGACATCTGCGTACAACCAAATGGCTAGTGGTGAACCCGGTCTCGGTAGCGCAGTTGGCTCAGGCGCTATGGCAGGTTATTACGGTTCATCGGGTCTTGAAGACTTTGCAGCAAGAGCAGGGCAAAGATTTGGAAGAGATTTAGATAGATACAACTATGCCGATTTTACTGAAATAGAGGACGACGAAATGGACTCTAGTGTAGCAGACCCAAGAGGTAGTGCTCCAAAGATGCTTCCCGAACCTACAGTAGCATTGAGAGAGCCGACAAATAAACCAATCAATGCAGCAATGGGTAACATCAGGAGTAATAGAACAGTCTATGATGACATTCAAAGACGATATGGTAGACCTACCACTGTATACGATGATATACTACAGAGGTATGGACAATGAAGACGAATGAAGAAATGCAGGAGTTCATTCTCAGTACTGACAGAGAAATGTGCAAAAAGTCATTCAAGTATTTCTTCGTAGATATTCTAGGCTTCATGTACAACCATCATCACCAGTCGTGGAAAGAGGGTCTTGAAGAATCGCAGTACTACTGCGTCAAAGCATCTCGTGACCACGGTAAATCTGTTTTCTTTATGGCTTACGCATTATGGTTAGCGGCATTCAATCCCGGAAAACACATCATGATTTTCTCTCACTCGCTTGAGCAGACTCTTGAGCACATGAGATTCGTTCGCAATCTAATAGAGGGTAATGACGTTTTGAGACATTTGAAACCCGAAGGCAAGCCTTGGGCTAAATCTTACTTCGAGTTTTCTAATGGCAGTCGTATGATGGCGAAGTCGGTTGGTGGTGCTACTCGCGGATTCCACCCTGACGTGGTAGTCTGTGACGATATTCTTTGGGGAACGACTGCGACTGAGTTAGCCAAAACCGCAGATTGGTTCTACGGTGTATTGCTTCCCGTTCTTCACCACAGTAGCAAATTGATGATGGTAGGTACGCCTTTCTCGTACAACGACCTGTATGCTGAACTAGAGCAGAAAGAGACTTTCAGAGTAGAGACATATCCTGCAATAAACGCCGAGGGAGAGGCTCTTTGGCCTGAAAGATGGAACAAGGAAGCGCTAGATGAAAGAAGAATGTCCATGCCAGCGATACAGTTTACACGAGAATATCTGTGTGAGCCTATACACGATGTAGCCAGTATGTTCCCAATGGACATATTGGAAAAAGCGAGAGATACCAATCTCGTGCTTATCGATAGAGCCGAGACAAACTACAACGAGGAGGGAGAAGCAGACGGAGTCTTTGGACAGCACTTCATTGGGCATGACCCCGCTATAGCATCTGACAAGAATGCCGATTTCACCGCAATGACCGTTATGAGAATCAAACCGGATGAGGAGAAGAAAGAAATCGTCCATGTAGTACATGAGCGAGGAATGTCCTCCATGGCTCAAAAGCGCATGATGGTTATGCTGAATAACAAGTTTACTCCCGAATTGATAGAACTAGAAGGAAATAACTTCCAAAGAATGTTGGAACAAGAAATGAGAGAAATGGCATCCGATATGCCAATCAGGGTATTCATGACAACTCGAACGAGAAAAGAATCGTTATTTATGTCTCTTCTACTGGCTTTCGAGCAGGGCAATATAAAAACCCCATACGGTGACGAACGAAGCAAGAAATACACGCATCTGCTTGAACAGGAACTCAACAGATTCGGTATGCAGAAGAATGGAAAATTGGAGAGTGTAGGTGTGCACGATGACTTGGCTATGAGTTTGGCTTTAGCGAATTGGGCATCAAAGGAGTTCAAGGGTAGCGTTATTCTACTCGATGACTACATGCCCGGATTCGACAGTTGGTTCAAAGGTGAAAGCAGCAATAAGGGGTGGATGGTGCCGTGATAGAAAATACAACGACAATAGAAGAGCATAATGAAAATACTACACTATGGGGCTGAAGCAATGAATAATTTTCCTACTAACGGAGACGGTTGGTTTGAATCCAACTTGGGTTATTCAGCATCTAACTTAGTAAAGAGGCTAAAGAATGCGAGAAGACACAACAAAGACGACAAAGACTTCATCGATAAAGCAATTTCAGATATTAGGTCACTAAAAGCAATGGAAATGGATGCTAGTCTCAAAATGCACGATTGGTGCATCAAATACTCTGATACAATCAGAGACATTGGAGTAAACGACGCAGACATGAAAGCATTGCGCAAGTTTGGAGATAGTAGAAGAGTTAGTTTGCAAAGAGCGTGTCATCAGTGGCAACAAGCGGATGAGGCTCTAAAAATGCTAAATGAATACGAAGATGTTTGGGGAGACGAGCAAAAGAAAAATTGGGTAGACGCCATGCAATCTAAGCGAGATGCTAGAAAGATATGGAAAAGCACATTGAAACAGATGGATAGACTTACCGAAAAAGAACAGAAGACATTGATGAAGTGTGCTGAAATGTTACAGGACAATGGGGAAATGACTGGAAGAACTATCCATGAGAATCTCATGGAACGAAATCAACTACACAAAAGCATGACTGCTACAAAACTCTCAAAATTACTGTCAATGTATGGTGAGGAGATTGATGTAATTAGCGGTAACAGCCGTGGCACATTCGTAAAAATGGACAAGACTGGTCTAATAATCAAAGACCCATGGGCCTATGCAGCAGGATTCTTGGATGCTGATGGTTACATTACCATCACAAAAAGAGGTGAACCTAGAGCGGGATTCATCGCAACGGGCAGTAGGGGTAAGATACATTGCGAGCAGTTGCAAAAAACTCTTGATTGCGGGGTATTACAACTAGACCAAAAAGTCTACAGCGATACACAAAGAAGCCAACATCGGTTACAATTTTATTCAAAAGCGGATATTTCCAAACTCCTCAAAGGTGTATTACCCTTTTTAGAAATGAAGAAAACTCAAGCGAAAGCGGTGTTAGCATTCATATCTGAAGATGATTCCTTGCGAAAGAACGAGTTGCAAAAAGTAGTGAGATACTTTAATTGGAGCGATGATACCAAGAAGGCTACCGCCCTCCTAGATGAGTGGGGCGTACAGGCTGACGACGTAACAAAGTGGGCAGAGGCGATATAATGGCAGAAGATGAAAGAGGGCCAGTAGGAAGATTCCTATCCGCTTTAAGCAGACCGTTCAGAAGCAGAACAACTCCTGAACCTCAGATGCCGTTGTACACGACTGGTATTCAAGAGCCAGTGTTAGCACAGGGCATCACTCTACCTGCACTTTACGCTGTATCTCAAGAAAACTTGATTCTAAGAACAGTGCTGTCAAAACTCAGTCAAGAGATATTCAGGAGGGGTTATTATTGGGAAAAGAAGTTCCAACACAAGTGTACGCAATGCGGTGAAGAATACAATCATGAAGTAGAGCAGTGTCAATTATGCGATGCTCCTACAAGAACTCCTGACGTAAATCAACTAATTTATCCTAAGCATTTATTGGGGGAAACTAACTCTATGGAGCAAAACTTCATGCATGTTTTGTATGAAGTTGAGCGAGACTTGAATGTAGTAGACGACGCTTTCTTGATACTGGTCAAAGAATACTTCGTAGACCCTGAAACCTCAGACATACAATTCTACAGAGTAAAAGAGATAATTAGAGCAGACCCGATTTTCATGAGGATAATCTCCGATAAGAGAGGAGTTCGTGGTGGTAGATACAAGGTTTGCCCATTGCACCGTGACCAAATATCTTATCCCGGTCAAGACGACAAGTGCGAAGTTTGCGGCAACAATATGCAAGATGCGCATTACGCTAACATGGCCGGAAGCGGTAAAACCCAGTATTATCTAGAGGGTGAGGTTTTACACATCAGCAAATACAACCCATCCAAACTTTACGGTAAGAGTCCTGTTAACACTATGTGGAGACAAGCAATGACTCTAACGGCCATGGACAATTACATGTATACCGCTTATCAGAAGCGCAGAACCCCTAAGGGTATAATTTCAGTTACTACAGATAATTTAGAATCGATGAAATCGTTTTGGAAGTCTGTCGATGAAAAAATGGAAAGAGACCCACATTACATACCTAAGGTCGGTATAGAATCTTCCACTGGTCGTGGTGGAGTTAACTGGGTTAAGTTCATGGATACTCTTGAAGAAATGCAGTATATTGCTGTTCGCGATGAGATGAGAAATAGAATTGCAGCCTTCTATGGTGTAAGTAGCATTTTCATGGTAGACAGTGGGAAAAGCGGCGGTTTGAATAACGAGGGTATGCAAATACTGGTAACTAACAGAGCGGTAGAGTTTGGTCAGAAAGTATACACTGACGTTCTCTTCCCGCGCATGCTTAAGGAAATGGAAGTTACAGATTGGAAGATAACTCTCTATCCAAATGAAGAGGAAGATGAGATAACACGCCTACGAAGAGATGAGATGGAAGTGAACCTAGCACAAAGAATGGCAATGTTGGGGTATAAGCCTGAACTTATGGAGCAGGGAGACAGAGATATTCGCTTCACATACAGAGAAATGACCCCTGAACAAGATGGTGCCCCTCCGATGCCTCCCGGAATGCAACCCCCAGCGGGAATGAGTCCCGGTAGCGGTGGAGCGATGGGTGCACAAATGGGTGCAGTACCGCCCGGAATGATGCCACCATCGCAACCCGGAGGAGAGGGAATGGGCATTAGAACACCAAGAGGACCAGCCTCTCCGCAGAGTAGAACATCATTCGGTTCAGGCTCTCCAGTATCTTCGGTACAACAGAGAGGGCCACAGAACTCATTAGCGCAGGATAATAGTCGTGCATTGATGAACGCAAGACGGTTAAGAGGCGCATGATTAAAGAAGTGAGGCGGCTTCGCAACAGGTAAGTGACGACCATGGACTTAATCAAAATGCACCCTATGGCGAGAAAAATGAACGCCCACAATGAGGGTTTGAACAAGGCAATAGAAGACGGAAATGCAGATGAGGCAAGGCTACACTTAACCGAGATTCTAAAATATGCAACCACTCTTGAAGATGATTTGGTTATCGCGATTAAGAAATCCGACGATTACAATGGTGTGATAACTCCTGATAACGGCTGGCAACAGCAAAGCCCAGTTATCAAATACAACGAAACGGGGGCAAACTTCGACCCAAGTATGAGAGACAGGCAACTTCCCGGAACAATCATGTCAGCAAGAACCAACCCCTCAATGAAAAAGGCTCGCGGTACTTTCGGACGCAAGGTTTGAGGGAATAATATGGAAGACAGGGATGCAGGTAAATTGATGAGCACGCTCATCTCAAAGATGGAGACAATGGATACTGACATGCAACTGCTTAAAGCCGAAAACGCATCTTTGAGAAGACTCATTGAAAATCCAAATAACCTACTTAGAAAAGCAGGTTTTGTACCATACGGTACCCCATTATCTGAAGATGTTAGTAGCGACGCCTTCCGTGCAGACATGGATACGACCATACTCAAAGGTGGAGATGGAGATAACCTAGACAAGTTCAGTAATGAGCAGATTCATGAGATGAGTTGGGAAGAAATCCACGACATGGCATCTCAACACAAAGAAGTAAAGGAGATGTACTAATGAGACCAAGATATACACCCGCATCGAACGAAGCCTATGAAATGCTTAGGAAAGCACAAGAAGTTGAAGAAAGAATAGATTTGCTACAGAAGAAAGCAAACATGTGTCCTACATGTGGAGAAGAACTAAACAAATCAAATTGTATTAAGGCTGGTTGTGGAACACACAAAGCAGACGTTCAGAAAGGAGAACATCACAAAGAAACTACGTTTGACACTCGTCCCGGCAACGTGCAATTCATGTCTGAGTCAGGCGGTCAAACTTTCAATGCTCAATATCAGACGAATCAATCACTACTAGATTCTGATGATGTTGCAAACAAAGGAGCATCTTCATCCTCAGTAGATATGGATATGGAATCCTCAATGAGAAACCCACATGACAACATAAACAGGCTTGTGGAGGGATAGGCTTGGGTAAAGTCAGAGTTCAAAAAGGCGTAGCAAACATGGCACCTTGCTCAACTTGTGGTGCAGATATACACAGTATGTGTAATATGCACAAAGGTATGCCAGTTGCTAACTGCCCCAGTTACGTGTCGGCGATGAGGGGATGAGCGGTGATGGCATGCGAGAAGATTCGGTCGATGTCTATCTAAGGCACAGAGATGAACTTCTCAAATCCATAGTAGCAGGTACAGACCCGTCTCAAGAAGTAGGAGATTTCCTGCTGTCAACAATCAATCTGCAAAATCATGGTATAGAGTATGAAATGACAGATGAGGATATTATTTGTCTATCTTACAGTGATTTCGTATTGAAACAAGAAGGCCAAGGGGAAAGTCAAGGTAACCCGATGGCGGATTACCGTGCGGCCATGCTGATGCCAATACCTGCTAGACATGTATTCCAAGGTCGAGTAAAGAGACATTGGACTCAAAGCGACAACAAGAAACACGGCTACAAGTTCTACAAAAAACAAAAAGAGGGACAAAATGCAAAGGAGCATCTTGAGGAGAATGAGATACCTAGAGAGATGAAACATGGGCTGTGGCCTGAAATACTACCATTCACATACAAACTAGATAGGAGAAATCCTGAGAGTTTGATAACCGAGCCGACCCCTTCTGACAGTGAAGAAATTAAACAAGGGCACTATGCTAGTGTTGACCCGTTTAGCGAAAAGTCTCATCCTATACGCAGAAGAAGGGCAGACACTGGTATGCCCGAATGGGAACATGTGCTTAGAAACTTCTACTTCGACAGAGATGGTGGAACTTCGCTTGCAGAGCAGTCAATGAGCATCGAAGATGCACATAGAGAACACCACACGAAAGAAGAAGAAGGCCATAGGCATGGCTTCTACAAAGGTGTACATCATGGTAGACCGTCGCATCAATTCTCTTTTGCTGGCGGAGAAGAAAGCACTCATCAGCATACTCTACGGATGAGAGACTTCGAGAGATGGAAAAGCGGCTCCCACATAAAAGACAAAGACATCAGAGATGCTTTTGTTAGAGACTTGAGCAAATTAGAGCGTGCTGGGGTAGATATGGAGAAAGAACATTTCAATTGGAGAATGGGATTATTAGACGGACACGATGTCTCCATTGAGAAAATAGCACAAGAAGAACCGAGCCAAGAAGCGATTATGGGTCGTTTGATGGATACTACACTTCCTCCATTAGAGGATGAGGCTGAAGCAAAAAGAGAATTGATGGGAGATGCAGAAGAAGTTGCACATGCGCACGGTATGGGTTGGGAAACCTACAACTATGGTCTTGAGTTCTTATCGCCAAAAGAAAGGAGCGCAGTATTATCCCACATAGACAAGTATGGTACAGATGACCCTAGACATCAAACTGTAGAATTAGAAGACGGGCATAAGATAAGCATGTCTCGTATCAAAAAGAACTTCATGCACAGAAATGGTGTAGAAGACGATTGGTTTTCCCGTAGACAGGGTTACACTGGTGCAAATATCAACGCCAATATCGAAAATGCCGATGATGTTGCTATTACTGGAGACGAAGGAATAGTATCAGCGGCATTGAGAAGAACATACATCAAAGACGGGAAAATATGGGATGCGGAACCATTTGAGTACGAAGGCGAAACTAAAGTGAAAGCATTTGATAACACTGCCTATGACGAACTAATAGATAACCTAGAGGCTATGTATGAAGGGGATGACTTACTACATCACGGAGCAGAAGACGAAGACCCTGAGAAAAAGAAAGACAATCGAAACCTCTTCCCATTTCAGCAATCTGACAAAAACAAGATACTGGAAAGAATGAGCAAGGGGGCGGACTTGAAGGAAGCACTCAAAGGGTTAGTTGGGAAAAGCAGCGATGTTCTTCTTAGTAAAGAAGGACTTTTAGATTTAGTAGGATATGACGACTCTCTACAAGAAAAAGACTTGCACGAGATATTCCAAGGTCAGAAAGGCCCTCTGCTGCCAAAAGAAATCATGGAAGGCGTATTAGACGAGTTAGAAAGCAGAGTTGGTATGGCTAAGAGAAGCAAGCAGATTAGGAATGCTATGCTCGCTCACAGAACTGGTGTGAATGCTCCACACAAAGAAGACTTATCCGAAGATGAGCATGGCCATTTTTATGAAGACAATGGTAAATTAAGAGGGCTTGCTTGGCCATTCTCAGCACCATTTACTCACACGAGTGGTGCAAATATGCAAAAAACCACACACGCAGAATTGTTACACGACCATTTAGCAGATTCCTCTCAACTAGAGTATAGACCTACAACTGTTACAGACCCGAACACAGGTGAAGAGAAACTAATGCACTATTCTCATGTTGTAGGGGGAGAAGCATCTATAATTGGAGGAAAGCAAAAAGACGGCTATCTTGAACCTTCTAGAGATACCACAGGTTTGTTTTCTCAAATGCTACCTCACTTCCTTCCATACGGAACTACATCCCATCATACTGCGCACGGTATAGCGGCAAAGACAGATACCGCTTCTTCAAGAACTAGGACAAGAGGTAGAAATATCAAGAACTCAGGAGATATGCACATAAGCAGTAGACATCCCGAATTGTTTAGGAGAATCAAAGGAGGATTACCCTCTGACATAGTAATAGACAAGGATATTCATCCGGGTAGAAACTCTCTAGATTTGGCTAACGATACGTTCGCTCATCATAATCCCTATGTCGAGACGAACGTCACAAGAAGCAAAGAAAGCAAACTCCCCGGTAGAATAGAGGCGGGAGGAGATGTCTCAGTTAGTAGAAATGCTGCAATGACCTACATGATGGCTTTATTGAACGGTAGAGTAAATCGTGGATTGAAAGACCCAATACCCAACATGATACCGTTTAGACGATTCGTGAAAAATGCCAACGATATGATGCCTGAAGGTGTAAATACAGGCGATGTAGTGGGCAATCTTCCTTTATTCTCTAAACCTGTAGATAGAATGCCTCTTGGTTTTGAAGATGAATTACTAGCGGCAGAGGAGGCTCTGAACGACCCCAATACTCCTAAGGACAAATTAGAGGAGATAAATAATCGAATAAGAGCCATGTTGCAAGAAAGAGGAGGAGCGGAAAAACAAACTCTCACTTCTTCAGGCGGATTCGGAGCAGATGCAAACATGGAGAGCATGTTGATGGGAGACCACATGGCTGTTTTAAGAGAGGCTCAAAGACTGAGAGGATTAGTTGAAGAGAAAATGCCGGACGCATTTCATCCCGACAATCCAAAGGCTCTGTTGAACTTACACGCTTTGATTTCGGGTGCACAGCGTTCTTTGCACTACACTGGCGGTGAAGACGCTAAAACGCATGGCTATGAGGTAAGGAATGTTGAACTCGGCACAACATCCGATAAGTTCGCTACTCTTTCTACTCTCCTCCAATCCGATGCTGTCGCTCAAAACCACACCATAAGCCCAAATCCTAATGCAAACGATAAGGAAGCAGATATGGCTCTTGAAACTCTTGGTTTACCTAAAGACCAGCCTCATAGAGAATATGCAAAGAAGTGGCTCGCTTCATTAAGTTCTGATGTAGTAGCCATGTCAATTGGAAAACTCGCTGGATTGGGAGTACCATGGAATGCAGATAATCCTGATATGTTTAGTTCGCTGATTGGACAACAAGAAGTGCATAGTAAATTAGATGAGGATTTGGAGAACGATAAGAGAACTTGGGGACCAGCAAGAGACAAAGTTAGAAATCGACCAAATAAGGAATACGAGGAGAAGAAAGGTAATTTCCACATGAGATTAGATGGTCACAGCGCAATCAATTGGTTGGGCAATCACTTCAGAACATCTGAAAGAAATAGGCCAATTAGCGAAAAACAACTGAATGCCTACGGTTTAATGATACACGAGCCACCGAAACAAAAGAGGGGGAAAATGGAATCTAGAAGTGGAGACCCCTTACTACATCCGGCAAATCCCAAGACTTACCAAGGAAAGCATGGTAGAGTCAAAGATATAGCAAGCCACATCGTTGCTTTTGATAGAGCGATTGCGCCTGAGCAGATATCGTCTGATATGCCAACTGTCAGTGAAAATAGAGTGGGACTTAGAGGAGATGCTGCTATTGGGCCTATCGACAGCCAACAGGGTGTTGTCCCAATGGATGTCGTAAACGATGGAGTTATGCATACGGGAGAAGAAGGTGTAGCGCAATTTGGAATTGAGTTTGATGGAGGGGTGCCTGTTGTTGGTACTAACGCATACCCGGTCAATTACAATCCGATACCGAGAGGTTCTGCGCAAATGGTATTAGGTGATACTCACAGTCCTGAGCATTTGCAATCGATGTACGACAACCATGAACCTGCCAGTAGCGCACCAATGAATACTCCCGGATTCGAGGGGACACTACCGCATCAAGATGACTGGCAGATATTTGGTAAGGCGGAAGTTCCGAAAGAAGTTCCTTTGATAGAGCCTATGCACAGGATATTCGATTTAGAAGACATGTCACAATTGCGAGGCTTTACCGGAGAGTGGGTAGTCTCTGTTCACAGAGATGGTGTTAGATGCAAGGTTACGAAGAAAGGTAATACTGTTACTTTGCAAAATGAAAAGGGTGAAAAACAATCAACAAGCGATGATATGAGAGCCTCATTACGTTCGACTTGCAAAAACAACTACATTGTAGATGCTACATTAGTGGATGGGGAACTGTACATCAATGACATATTGATGTATGATAATGACCAAGTCATGGAACTAACTACTCGCGAGAGAGTAAAATTACTTAGAGGACAGTTCGATAGTTATCATCCTGTACACATACCTAGCCCATCTGATATTAGAGTAACAGACGAAGTTGGATTAGAGCAAGCAGTCAAGTCCTTAGGGAAGGAAAACGATATGCTATTACTTAGAGATGCAAAGTCTACTTACATGAAGGGAGAAGAAAAGCACCCTAAGTGGATAATGCTAGCAAAGGAGGACATCCTTTACCACGTTCCGTTCACCATGGACATTGACGATTCTCACTTCATCCTCAGACTACCTGAAGACCTAGTGAAATACGAGATAAGCGAAGAAGGCCCAATCAACCCAGTGGCAGCGATAGGCTCGGTATCGGACTCTGACTACTCAGTGAGACTTGCTAAGAGCCTACAGCCATATTGGGAGAATGGTTTTGCTTATCTGAAGAAAGAACAGTTAGACACTGCTGATGAAAGCGAACTCGTACCCGATATAGACGAAGAAAAAATAGAAGAGGAAAGCGCGGGTATCCTCAAACCGAAGAAAGATAAGAACATTCTATTGAAGCCGAACGAAATGGTGAAGGCTCTAGTAATGATTGAGAAAGTCTTAGACAAAATGGAAAAAGGGTTTGCAGGACATTATCCTATGAGCGGCGGCAGAGGTCTCGGTATAGATGTTGGAGACGGTACAGAAAGCCCAAGAGGGCCTACAACTCTCATATCTGAACAGAGTCTGCCTGATTGGGATATGAAGAGGCGTCCGGGCACAGACCCTGAGAAACCTGATGATTATCCCGGAAGAGCGAAAAAGAAGGTACGAAATGGCTCGCAGTACAACGATTCTGAGGCGTAGAAACCTTGATTGATAGCCCCGGAGCATTGAAGTAGTAACGCAATGCGTTGCTACTGATAGTGTGCTCGGAGGTAGACAACTGTTCAGTAACGGAGAAGACCCACTGGTCGTTCTCAAGGGAGGCAACGACCTTATCGTGGCTGGCTATGCAAGCGTAGAAGTTGTAGACAAGCAGGGTGACGTAATTACGAAGGAGGCTTTGAAGGACGCATTCAGCAAGTTCATGCAGAATCCGTCGTATAGAAACGTTCAACTTGCACACTCGAATATACAAGTAGGAGATGTAGTACCGAATTACACTGATAGCGAAGGGAGGTTGTGGAAAAGCGAAGTCGATGATGTCGGAATGTTTGTAGTAGTACAATTACGTAACGACATCGAGAAAGCAAAGGAAGTCTCAGCAGAGATTAGAAAAGGCGTTCTCAGAGGATTCAGTATCGGCGGTCAGGCTTTCAAGAGGGTTAGAAAATCAGACCCAAAGAGAGGAGACTACCAAGAAATCAGTAAACTGGAACTACATGAGATAACGATTTGTGAAAAAGGCATCAATCCCGAAGCAACATTCAGCATACTGAAAGAAGACACGGAAGTGACAGAAATGACAGAAACAGAAAATGACAACGAAATGATGAAGCAACTAGGCGATGTTCTATCTCGCCTTGAAGGACGGCTTGACGACATGGAAAAGGGAGAAAAACCTGCATTCCTAGAAGACAAGAAAGCGGATGACAAAGAAGATAAGGACAAGAAAGAAAAGTCCGAAGTCGATGCAGTAGAGGCAGAAGCCCCTGTTGAGAAATCAGAGGAATACTCTGATGTAATCACATCTGATTACCTAAATTGGATGGAAGACACTCTGAAGAGCGGTGGAGTTGACACAGATGCAGCACGCAAGCACTTCGATGACTTGGAGAAAGCAAACCTAGGTTCAACACCTGAAGAGTGGGACGCTGGATACGAGCAGCACACTGGGCAGGTCAAAGGCCGAGCGCAAGAAGGCGGAAATCCGTCAACTAACGCTATCGGTAAAACAACCGGAAGCGGTGGCAAGGTCGAGAAGTCTGACTTTGTGACAGACGCATCCGATGCAGATATCGAGTCCGCATACGAAGTCTACAAAGCAGCAGCACTTGAGCAAGAGTTCAAGGCTAACTTAGAGAAGCAATTTGCTACTCGATTCGCTGCTGAAAGAACTGATGAGGTAACCAAAGCAGAGGCAGCAGCCTTCGATGCTCGTGGCCCTCTATCAGAAATACAGAAGTCCATCGAAGCACTAGGTGCTCGAATCGACGAACTCGCAACTCCTTCCGAAGGAGGCGAAATCCGAAAGTCCGAGAGCGAACCATCAGTGGTCGTTCCTTCGACTGAAGACCTAGCAAACATGACATGGGAGGAAGTACACAACTTGGCGTCAAAAACGTTCGAGTGAGTACTACGTGAGGAAATAACAGGAGAGTGAATAAAATGGCAAGAAATTATGTACGAACAATCACAGACATGGAGCGCTACTACTATGGCGCAGGAAACGCAATGGGATACTCCTACTCCGGTAGCGAGTTATTGAAGGCTGACAGCCCAATGCTGTCAACTACTGGTGGAACATACCAAGCAATCTACGGACGCAAAGTATGGTCTCAATTGAACCAAGAGTTCAACGCCTTCTCTATACTACCTAAGAAACCATGGGACCGCAGCGGATGGAGAGTTATCACTGCTCGACCAAACAACGACGGTGTCCTACACGGTGGAGTAGCAGAAAACGCAACACTGCCTGAAACTGTAAGGCCAACCTTCCAGCACGTAGCAGCCAAGCCAAAGACAATCGCACACACGTTCGATATGTCCGAGACTGCTATCTTCCTTGCTGACAAAGACGACGGATTGGGAGATATCCGCTCAGTCATGAAGGAAGAAATGGGTAAGCACCACGCTGAAATGGTCAACAAGATGCTTCTAACAGATGTAGACACACCTGCTGGAAACAACTTCGAGTCCCTTGACAGAGTTACTGCAAACGATGGCGGCTCAGGAAGCACCACTGGTCTAAGAACCGGACAGGGAAGCAACGACCACGCAAGTGCAGCATCAGACCTAGATATCTACTCGATTGACAGGTCCGCTAACTCATGGTCAGAAGCAGAAGTATCCTGTGCAACCGATGCAGCATCTTCAAGCCACAGAGTCCTAACACTGGACCTCATGGATGAGATGTTCCAAAAGTTGTGGATTCGTGGTGGTAACCCTAAGGTTATCCTAACTGGCTACGACACTCTAATGAGGATTCAGCAATTGCTACAATCCCAACAGAGGTTCATGGAAGAGAAGAGGGTTACCCCAACCTACAACGGTGTAAAGGGTGTACCCGGTATCGAGGCTGGATTCATTGTGGCCACCTACAACGGTGTTCCAATCATTCCAACCAAAGATATGCTTTCTGACGGAATCAGCAGAATGTACTACCTAGACACAGACTACCTATACTTCAGCACTGCAATACCAACGCAGTACTTCGAGTCGGGAATCGAAACTGGCGACCCGTTCGCTATCAACAGATTGGGTCAAGAAGGGCTATACCGCACCATGGGTGAAATGTGGACTACTTTCTTCGGAGCGCAAGGGAGCATTCGTGACCTCAAGTGAGGCTGGAGCATAAGTGGAGAATTAAGGTAAGGTGACAAAATGGCAGAAGAACTAACATTAGGAGCAGGAACAGCAACAGCAACAATCGTTGGAGCATGGGAACTCAGAGCGGGTTCACACGACACAACAGAATACCTAGACGGTGCAGCAGATGTATCCTATCCGGGCGGTGGTCCGGGTACTTTCCAAGCATCCAACTCGGATGGAGCAAACGGATACGACCCAGCGCCAAAGATGGCACTAATCAGTGTCACTGGCGGAGCAGATGGTGAAACAATCATTCTAGCAGGTGGAATCAGCAGCATTCTTTCAGTATTCACGACCGACACAGGAACAGCAGCAGTGGCAGTTGGGGCAAGCGTAAGCAGCCTTACAATCACGCTACAATACCTAAGCGGAAGTGCAAACACAACCAACGTACTGGTAATGTACAACTGAGGTGGGTAAGTGCCTACCGTAACCTATACAGGGTCACAACATAGGCGTCGAAACAACGACGTTACTATGTCTGACTGGGTAAGAGGTGAACCTAGAGAAGTTAGCGACGAGTGGGTTGCCCATTGGGGTAGCAGACTTGGCGATGATTTTCGTATAGAAGGTGCACATACAGACCTAGGTGATGATGGAATACCTGACTCCGGTTGGACTAAGGCTAACATAATGAGTTGGCTAGATTCTAATGGAGCAACAGTAGGCGGCGGCTTCAAAACTAAGAGTACACTATTAGAAATGGTAGAAGAGGTTTTGAATCCAACCCCCGTCGTAGAACCAACAGTGGAAGCAGTTGAAGAACCAATTGTCGAAGAGGTAGTTGAAGAACCAGCAGCAGAAGCAGTAGAAACAGTAGAAACAGGAGATGATGAATAATGGCATTTAGCAGTACAACAGACAGTAGAACACACGCAATGGGTGACCTTTTGATGGTCACTGGCACATGGAACGCAGCAAGCGTAGACACCGGAACTATAGTCACAGGACTATCGGAAATACTTGCAGCAGACGTCATCGGTGATACCGAAGATAACACAGGTGGGGGAGTAGACGGAGCATTCGCTATCGTTACGACTGCTGCACCGGGTTCTATAACAATAGATTGCGTAAGCGGTAACACTGGTCGTTGGTGGGCACTAGGAAAGCGCTGATTAAGGCGGTGACCTAGATGGCAAATCTTACACTAAAGTTCGCAGTGGTAGGGCCAGTTGCTCCTGCTGATTTCTCTACGGAGAGCGCAGCAGAGACAGCACTGAATGACGCCTACACTACAATTACAGACGCAGCGTCAACATCATCGTTGGTATCGTCTGAGCCAATTGTAATACTCGGCAACGTGTATTTGATTTTGACATATTACGCATGATGGTGAGGGGTATGCATGGGTTTGGAATCTACAGAGATTGATTTCGACGACATAAGTAGATTCCAAAAGCAAGACTTGCGTGCTGATATCTCATACGAAGCCCCAATAGACAAAGAAAATCCCTTGAAGGGGGTTACCAAAAAACAACGGGCTAGGACTGCTGAAGTATCAGACATCATGAATATCGGCGCTGGTACACGTTGCAAGCATTGTGGGTTTCTTCACTTTATGTGGAGAGCAACTTGTGGTGCATGCGACAAACCTATGGAGTATAACCTTGCTACTCGTGATGAGGAGGCGAGGCTCTAATGCCACAAGTATTCAGTCCGGGTGAGGGAGAGACAAGGCCGCTTGACCCTACTGAAGTAGTATACACTACAGCACAGAAAGTAGCAGATTTGCTAGACATCGGCCCACAAGAAGCAGTGCTTGCATCTTATGACAGCGATGCCGATGCCGTTTACATTACTGGTACCGATTACAGAAATATAGGATTTTCAACAAGCGACACAATACTAATTTATTCAGATGCAGACCCATTAGGATTGGAGCGCACAATCACTGCAATAGGCAGTTCAATAAATGGTGTGAAGTTATCATTTAGCGAGAACATAACTGCGGCAGATTTCCAAACCGCTGACAACACATACGTGCAGAATCAAGCATCGTTCACTAACGGCAGAACTCGCGGTGTCACCAAAAAGAAAGTCGATGAAGTCATTTTGCGTATGCAAGACCACATAGACAATCTTACTCACAATGCTTGGAGACCATACTTGGTCAACGCCGAGTACATCAACTTCGATACCTACAAACCGTATAGACGTCGATACTACACAGACTATGTCGGTACTACTCCACTACTATTTCGCAACGTCCAGCAGATTCTTAGATTGGAGTTATGGCAAGGAGATGACTATCGAGAAATCGGTGCTGCTGAGGCCCGTATCACTATGCCCGATGATGTGCGTGCATTGAGTGGTTCTATAGTCGTCTCACCCGGCAATGGCAGCGCAGGTGTACTCACAATCGGCAGTAGTACTGCGAATTGGCGAGCAGACTTCGATAAGATAACGACAGCGCAAAATCTTGCCGATTTGATAAACAAAGAAGATAGAGTGGGAAAAACAGCACTAGACTTCTCTCCTGCATTTACACTGGAAGGCAGTACAAACAATGTTGCAGTCCACAACGAGTTCTTAGCCACAGCAAACTCAGACCTCGGTAGTGGCATAGTCAAACTCACTAGCATGAGAGGAACGAAAGCCGGGGAGACATGCAGCATTGTAGTGACGGACAGCAACATAGAGTTGAGTCAAGTTGCAACTAGCGCTGCTACTGTCAGTAATGCTACTACAACAGTTCTAACTGTCGACTCCACATCAACCTTCGCAGATGCTGGAGTGCTATCAGTTGGAGACACTGCAATTAGGTACACAGGCAAAACGGCTACGACGTTTACTGGTTGCGCTTCCGTTGTAGGTTCTTCAGTTGATGACTTGAACGGACTCACTGTGACACAACACAGATTGCAAGTAGACTTGCAAGGAGGCAGTTCGAGTGGGGACAGAGGCAGACTGCGAGACTGGTGGTTAGACCCTGAGATGGGAATCATCTACTTCAATAATTCATACCCTTTCTTTGAGTGGAATGCAGTCAAGGTTTCATATATCTACGGAGAGAGATATGTAGACAAAGGAATCGAAGACATCACCACTAAGATGGTAGCGATAGACTTACTAATGAATGATGACAGAAGTGTACTGATACCGGAAGGTACGCAAAATGTCGATTTAGGAGCAAAAATACAACTATACAGAGCAGATATCGATAGGGTATTCGGAAGGTATGTGGAGGTCGTTACGTTTGAATAAAGAAATGGAACGAATGGTCTACGCAGAGTGGAAGAAGGGATTAGATGCTGAACTTAGTAAAGAAGATGTTCAGCAAGAGTTACAACAAGCGGTCAAAGAAGGCGATAAAGGGTACCGAGAAGTCGTAGAGCGCAGTGAGAGGGGAATGGAAGGAGAAGAACTTTCACAAGAACAAGAGAGCGCTTTACAAGACAGAGTAGACCGTAGAATGATGAACGAATCGCCAATACTAATGCAACAAAAACTCCGAAATGAAGGTGGAAAGATAGTAGTAGACCACGACGCTCACGCTCGCCAAAAGAAGAAGAAGGAGTTTTACAAATGGTAGCGACCTTCAAAGAGGGAATCGATGTCGTAATTGACGTCCTCAAAGACAATTGGAATCGGGCAAATACGACCAACTACAAGCCTGTAATCATCGATATAGCGGAGACTGGGCCTGAGCGAGGTAAGCGTCTCGACTTAGATAGGACAGACTACATCATGGTCTTTGAGACTGCACACAACGAAGAGACTCCTGAGTTGCTGTATGATTTTGTGACAACACGTATCAACATCACCGTTGACATGCGAACAACACGTAGCAGAAAGCACTTCCAAGAAATGGAAAACGAGTTAAGAAGATGCATTCATTTGAAGAGGAAAGGAGATGGTGTTAACTTCGACAGACTCGTTTATAAAACACGTACAGATTTATCAGATAGGAGCAAAAAACTCTTCAGAATGAACTACCAAATCGAAGTAGTTATCTTTGCGGAACTAATCCCATGAGGTGAGAGAGAGCCATGCCGTCGACAGTTTATCGTGGAGATTTGTCTGAAGTGACATTCGGACATGAGTCCGCAATACGTTTAGAGCACAATTATCTAGGTTCTTTCAAGTTCACTGCATCTTTTGAAACTGGGGCTAATGCTGCAAATGCCCCGCATCGTGATTTAGTAAAAGACACAAGCGTAATCGTGTTGAGTGGAGGAGGTGCTAACACTCCAGTAAATAACGGCATACTAGAGTTCCCCAATGGTATGCTAGTGGGTAGCAAAGTCATATTCTCTATCGCATCAGGCAGTTCTAATTGGTCACAAGATGATGATTATGGCGATAGCGGTAGAATGTACACAATCATCAAGCAGGAAGTTGCTAATGATGCTAACAATGATAACGATGGTAAGACGGAAATCACAGTTACTCCTGCCTTGAAAACAGACCACAGTGCTGCCGACAAAGACTCTGAGGCAGGTGATGTCATGACTATCTTATCTTTCACAACCCCTTCTATTGATGTTGATATGGCTCATGCTGATGCTGCAAACGCATCTGCTGAGAGTGTATTGGCTGACCAATTTGTTGGACTGGTAAACACTGTCTCTCTACCTGAGACAAAAGTTGACCTCAAGAGATATCATGTCGTTGGGCTTGGTAGAGATGTAGCAGTGCAGGTGCCGGGCAGATTTACTAACACTGGCGGCTCCTTTGAGTGTAACATACACAATGGTAGATGGTTCTACTATTGTTTGGGACAAGAGGTCGTCAATGCTGACAGCGTCAGACAGCAGGGCAATGGTAGTGAGACGTATCAATTACAAGGGGCAACTGAAGCAGGAACTTCTTACATTGTATTCGATAGCAGCGGAAGCACAAACGCTGCCATAAACAGCGTAGATATCAAAGTCGGTGATTACATCTTTATCGATGGGGGTGCAAACAGTACAAACCGAGTAGATGTTCAGACTTACCGCGACACTGGTGTTGGTGGTGATGCTGACGCTGATGCTTGGCCAAATGTCAATGCTACAAACATAATTGATAAAGCCATTAAGGAAGAAGCAAGAAGGATAGTGGCGATAAGTATGTCGAGCGGTACAGCGAAAGTGTGGCTAGATGACCCGCTACATTACGCTTACGATGATAATACTAGAGTTTACTTCGGTAGGTACGCAACTGATTCCTCGAACGGAAGTCCGCACAGAAACAAGACTACTGGTGCTTTAAGCAACCCCGTTAATCACCTGTTCTTCTCTCGCACCACGGTGCCTTCCTTTGCAATGGAAGTTAGCGTAAGAAGAAGAGATATCGACAGCAATGAGGGAGCATTCGACGGTGGCACTACTGACTCCAAGCAACTAACACGAGTTTTCCGAGGTTGCAAAGTAAAGGATTTCAGTCTAACAGCAGATACAGATGCTGCATTACGTATGACTGTTAACTTTGACTCTGCTCTCTGTTACACTGATACAGGTAGATTAGAATCGACTAACCCCGGTGACAGATACAATACACACAGGCTCTTTGAGGATACAGCCAACACAGAAGTCAAGAGGAAAGAGTCAGGTATAGAGAAGGGCACGCAAAAGCCATTTATGTTCTACAACGGTACTATATCCATGCTTGGAACTCAACTAGGGCAGGTAGTCTCATTCACATTGAATGGTAAGACTGGTGTGGAGCAGTACTACACCATCGGCGCAGCCAACATAGCAAACAACGCTACTGACCAAGTGCCATTCGCGGGTACACGTAACCCAACTCTATCAGTAGAGGGCAAGACCGAGTACGACCTTGAGATGGAGATAATCGTAGATGACCCTCTGTTCTACCACAACATGCGTAGGTCAGTCGAGAACTTCGATGACACAGATGAGGCCGACCAAATAGATTCAGACATGATACGCCTGTCATTTAACAAAGTCGTATCCAGTGGCACAGCAGAAAGCATAGACATACTCATTGATGATTACTATATCGTGGAGGCGCCTTTACCGATACCTGAGGATAAAGGTCCGCTACGAGCAACATTGAAGATTCTCCCTAAGGCAATGAAAGTAATCGCAGTAGACACTGTAATACATGCCTGAGGGATAATATGCTAGTACCGACGCCAGTAAAAAGAGTGCAATTCTACAGTAGAAACCCCCACGCTAAGTATGTGGATTGGATTCTTAATCAAAATGGCATCTTTACATACAAGCAAGAATGGTATGAGGGGTTGTTAAACCAACCAATCAGAAGTTCAGTAGACGATTTGATTATGAAAAGAATCAAAGAAGGACATATCGAAGAAGCCATAGACGATGCTCCATCTTGGGTAGATGCTGCATTTGGTGTTTTGAAAGACAAGTTAGGAGATACCTTTGAAAAAGTTGAAGATATCGTCGATGAGATTTTTGAAGATGAAGAGTATCACATAGAAGAGGAAGAGGAAAAAGATGTTGAAGAAGTTGAAGAGTTCGATGCAGAAGAAGAAGTTGAAGAGCCAGCAGAAGAAGAAACAGAGGAAGAAACTGTTGAAGAAGTTGCTGTCGAGAAACTTGTAATTGACGATACTGATAATCCATTTGGTGGAGAAATAGACTATAATTCCTACACAGTTCGTGAGTTGCAAGCGATATGTAAAGAACGCGGTATTACCATTAGAGGAACTAAATCGGAGGTAGTGTTAAGGCTGAGACGCCATGACGCAGGTATAGTCGAGCAACCGACCAAAGGCGAAATTGAAGCCCCCTCGCAAGAGGCTGCTGAAGTTGAGCCGGATGCCCCCTCGCAAGAGGCTGCAACCGAGGAAGTGACACAACATGACGATAGTAGACAAGAACCACCTGATTACGAGGAAGAGTGAACAGAGGCACGAAATTAGTGCCGATAAGGATAGTCCTGAACTAAAAATGGAAGTTTGGGTGCGAGATATTACGTTTTTCGACGTGCAGAAAGCAGCACAAAGCATGTTTTCTATGGACGGCGATGATGTATCTTTGAATCTAGATGGATACTGGCGTTACGCTTTCTCAGAGTGGGTGGTCAATACCAACCCGCAGTTGACTGTAGACGAAATGATGAATCTAAACGCATACGTAGGTCAGCAGATAGCATCACTATTACCTAAGCCGGACGAACTGGCGGAGGCAATGCAAGGGGGTTTTACGAAGGCGAACAGTTGAAAGTTCGGCAATTTCTAAAGAAGCGGAAAATAGAAACATCCGAAGACTTAGAAATGCAGATGCAACTGTTCGCCTACATCGTAGCGAAACATTACAGCATATCACTACACGAGGTATACAATATGAGCGAGCCAATCTTCAAACAATCTCTCGCATGGGCATTGGCAATTAACGAAGAAGAGAGAAAAGAAGAACGAAAGCAGAATACAGAAAGCAACGATACGGTTGAGTTCGATTACACTTTCCTTGAAATGGAGGAGGATTTCTGATGGGTATTGGTATAGTTCTCAATCAATTAGCCAGCATGCAGACTGCTCTTAGCGGTATCAGTGGAGCAATGAGCGGTCTCGGTAGTGTTGCATCAAGTATAGGAGCCGCATTAGGTAAGGCATTCAATTTCGCAAAAGAAGCAGCATCAAAAGTATTTGAGGGAATAAAAGACCTATTCAGAGACGTAATGGATTTCATGAAGACTATTTGGAACGCAACCGTCACCCCTCTTTGGAATCTAATGAAAGAAGGAATGATGTTTTGGGTAAACGTATTCAAAGGCGAATGGGGCAAAGCCTTAGACAATGTCAAAACAATATGGAATAGTACAATGGGTAAATTATGGGACGGTTTGAAGACTGGCGCTTCGATGGCTTTTAATGGTCTAAAATCACTATGGGGCATAGTCACAGGCACTATGTCAACCATCTTCGATGCCACCATAGGAAGAGCCTTTGAAGGTTTGAAGAATGCTGCTCAGAGTGTTTTCGATACAATAAGCGGAGCATGGGAGACAGTAACCGGAGTTATGCAAACCGTATACGACAAAACATTAGGTAAAATGTTCGATGCTATAGGTGGCGCTTTGAGAGGCGTGTTTAATTTTGGTAAATCGATTGTAGGTGGCGTAAAAGACCTAATTCCGGGCGGAGGTGGTGGTGGAAGCACTACAGTAGGCACAGCCGTGTCAGGCGGTGTTACATACAACTTCGATATGACATTCAATCTAAGTGGAATGACTGATGCTACCGATAAAAGAGCAATGGCTAGAGAAATTGGCGGTCTAATACAACAGGAAATCACACGTAGCACTGGTGGGGGAAGAATGCGTGGGAGGTATAGTTAATGGCTAAAGCCATCCCTATTCGACTGGTTCAAGAGAATGGAAACCTCATAGAGTTAGATGCTACTAACATGGTGCTTAGCACCACACGAAAGGTAGGCGGTAGCGCATTACCGTGGACTGGTAGCAGAAGGATAGGAATGGACTGGAACATCAATAAAGCCATGATAAACATTCAAGGTGTAATAGCAGACGATAGGCAAGGGACTGTGGCGACTAAGCATAGTGCAACTATTGACTTTGGTTACTACATAGAGACACTAGTAGAAGGTGGTGGTATAAGTTCTCGTGGGGGCGGCAGGGCATATAGTGTCGCTAGAGAATGGGGAACATCGGCTAATTTACAAAACCTGCTTGGCGTTGAACTAAGATTACAATCCTTTACTGCTGCTAATATAGCAGCAATGGACACCATATCGTTTACCAATACCGCTAGTGCTGGTGGTACTGCATATTCATCCAATGGTGGAGCAGGGAGCACTCCAACTATACTAGTGAACACGAGCGATGGTACTCCTGAGCAAATAGCAACAGCAGTCGCTGCGTATATCAATGCGCAGTTATCGTCAAAGTATTCTGCATCAGTTCCTACAAACGGTGGTAAGAAAACAACTGGCTCTTTAGTAGCAACCGATGCTAGCACTTTAGTAAGCATAGAAATGAGTACTAGTGGTTCTGATACTGCTATGAAGATAGAAACTCCTAAGTTTGTGAGAGGTGATGGTGCGTATTTCGTAGACCCTACCATAACTAAGTTCTTTGGAGGTAAAGATTCCGTCAAAAAGTCAGCAGGTGACAAAGCGCAAGACCTGTATGGTGTTATTAACAACAGTACGAGGAGAAGTCACGGTATAACAGCACGAGGTATATTCAGACCTAGCGGTAGGCTTGATGAAATTAAGGATTATATCGTTGGCATACAGATACCGTACAATTCAACAATTAAGGCCGAGGGAGGGGAAGAGTATGTCGCTCGTAACTTCTTCATGCCTACAGGATTCTATTATGGGAAAGAAAAAACATCAGAGGGTAATAACAACCCTGCAAGTGTAACTTTTGATATGTCTGAAGAAACAACCGGAATACAAGGCGCTGTGCAGAAAATGGACATAACCTACGATGCTGGTGAGTCAGTGTACTCATTCAATATGATATTCGCACCAATAGACAACATGATACTATCTTAATGAGGGAATGCGATGCCAGTAATTAGCCGTAAGAACCACGCCATGTTCTTCAACGGTGTTACCGATAGCATTGTAGTACCTGAAGGACCATTCTCAAGGTTAGGAGAGAAAACCACACAAGGGACATACGATGTCAGAGGAATACTATCGCCTGATGCTCCTTTGAGTTATCGAGGACAAAGCGCCACATCAGGTGTCTACAACGGCTATCTAACAATAGAAGCATGGGTTATGCCTGATTGTGGTGGAAGAATTATAGAGAAAGATAATCAATTTTCTTTATCAATCGGAAATATAGATACTCCCGGCCCTGCTGTTTTCACTGCTCATCTTACTGGAGAAAGTGGAGATACCACAGTAATTTTAACGACTGCAAACGAGAAATCAAACAGATACGAGGGAACGGTCTATCCCCATATTGAATATCAAGGCGTGCAAGACTCGTACAACAGATTCGTTAGTGGAAGTGACGATGCCACTGACCTAAATAGAAATCATAGACCCTTGATTCATGTAGTAGCGACAGTAAGACCTGCGGCAGTAGAACTATACATAAATGGAGAAAAAGTAGCATCCCAATCAATAAAAGATAAAGGGTTGAAATTGAAAGAGTCCTCAAGTCAAACTTTTGTTGGCGGTAAAGGAGGAAGATTTAGAGGTGCTATCGAAGGTGTGCACCTTAATGCCTCTTTCAAAAGTTCAATGATAGATGGTAGCGGACCATTGCCTGATTCTGATACTCTTCTTCTATACAGGTTCGAGGAACCTATCTCTCCTATCGAAGGAGTATACACTTTCAGTAGCATTGCAAACAACAGCACGACACTAGATGGGGCAAGCGTAACAATATCTCAAATCAGCATGTCTACAACAGATGCAGTAGAACTCGCAAAGAAACTAACTGGATTATCGACCGTATCGGGCAACTATGTATTTTCTAAAGACTCAACGGGTGTTCACAATTACTCTAGCGGCGACTACAAAGTTCTCGATTACCAATCCGGTTCACTGAGTACGCATTACATATCTCATACGCCGTACAACCTTCTCATCAATCCTGACGGTATCGACCCTGACACTAAAGCCCCAAATGGCAAACCGCCGGAGAGAGTCAGGTTACACAACATAAACACCTCTACGGGTAATTGCTTGGTATCTAGCATACATCTCGATTTTGCATCTTCCACAAACGGTATGATACCTGCTTTACACAGCAGAAGCGCTGGTGTGGATAATCACTTCGTCGTAGTCAGTTCTGACTTGCTTTTAGATACAGCAACTGGAAATCCGTATCAGCCTCCACATTACACATCGCAAATCGTAGACCGAACTGGGCAGATGGTAATAGATGAAAGCGAGTTTGAGAATCACGGTTTTGTGTATTCATCTGCAATGGCTACCACTGATTCAGATACAAATAACCCATTTGCGGCTACTTGGCCTACAACGGTAGATGAGGTCTATCAAATTGGACACAGCGGTAGACATACCAACAACCACATCGAAGGGCATTGCTATCTCAGAATGCTACCTAAACCGTCACAAGAGATAGTAGACCAAAGAGCGGATGGGTCAGCCGATGTTATCGATATTATCTATGACGAGATGCAGACTGGCATCGATAAGCAAATATCCATCAACAGCGTAGTGGATATCTATCATGAGTTTGCAGGAGTCGAAGTTGTAAATGCTGTTAATTCTAGTACCGTAACGGCAGCATTCAACTCATACAATGGTACTGGTAGCCCACCTGCTGGTAAAAGAAAACTCATAGCGATTGGTGGCCCTAACTTTGATTACACGCCTTTTGCCCTCAAGGGGCCTGTACCACCTTTCCAAGTATACGATGCGGACGATGCACAGACTCACATCAGCAGTGACATACGCAAATATCACGTTAAGCCATCCAAGGAGAGTAGGGTCGCTATACTGCACGTACCGAGGCTCACGCAACTAACTCCTACGCTAGCGCCTTTCGTCGAGATACATTACAACGCCATCGACCTGACTGGAGCGAGTATGAGTGGTACAGTGCAACCGCTACTCATGGTTGAGAAGACAGTTCCGTCTTCCGACACTTTAGTCTCCGGTAGCGAGTATGTCTACGACGCTATCATCGATTCG